GACGCTGAGCGTCACTGTCCCCTGGTTGTCAGTCAATTCGTAGGTCACTCTTCCATCACCGCCATATTAAGACTTGCGCCCTCGCTCACGGCGTAAATTGGGATGTAATTAGCCGGGTTGAAGTCCTGCGACCATACTGCTCCCGGCTCTACCGGGAAGCCGGTCTGTTGGTTCACGGTTGACGACCCTACCCGCATCCGCAGGGCCTGGTCCTCATTCTTGATCACCAGCCGGCAGCGGGTCGTCAGTGCCGACGATCCGGCGAACACCTCAGCCGGTGTTGCGGTCACGGTCTTGACGCCGGTCACCGGAGCTTGGGTGATCGGGTCGCTGTTTTGCCCCGCTAACATTGATTGTAAATCATAGATCGGCATCTACTGCACCTCCACTACGCCGACATACACCGTGATCGCCCCAGTAGACCCCTGAAGAGCCTGCACGGTGTCGCTTGCAGATAGATACAGATGGTCGAAATTCATCATCACCGTATCATTGGCCGGTATGGACACGTTCGGAACGATCTGATTCGCTGCCCCCACGCCGTTGATGCCCACAGTGATGCTGGCCGTGCTGTTGGTCGTGTTCGTGAGAGTGATCGTTTTGACGATAGACGTAGCGTAAGGAGATGGTTGGTTGCTCGTGTTCGCCGGAGCGGTGTAAATCGTTCCTACGCTTGTTCCTGGTTGTCCTTGGTAGCCCTTTTTGATGTTCGGTATTCCCGGCATATAAAATCCCTCCTTAAAGCCAATAATCCAGAGTGCTGAATGGGGTAACTGCTCTTATCAGGGCCATGGCCACTCGCAGGTCGGTCACGCTGTTTGCTGTAATCGAGGCCTGGTTGGCATTGACCTTGACCGCAAATAGACCTATGCATCCGGCAGTTGGCTGAGGCTGTATGGGAGTAGATGCCGGAGAGCCAGTAACTATATTCAGCACGCCGACACCGGTTAATCCTGCTCCACTCCAGCCCACTTCTACCAGGTCGATCCGGGGATTGGTGTAGTTGGCAGTGGCGAAGGTCAGCGTCACCGGATTACTGTCGTTGACGATCCGGTATCCGTTCACCAGAGCCGTCCCAGCACCGACATTTGCCGTCATGTTCGGGGTTGCCGGGTAAGACAGGGCGAAGTCGGTCAGATGTAGAACGCCGTTGGTTTCGAAGTCAGCAAAACGATTCAGAATGACTTGAGCCGGATATTTGACATGGTCAAAGATATCGCAGGAAATCATCCGAGAACCCCCTCAGTTGAAACAATATTGACTACGGCATTGCTCGCCTCACCCAATGGGGATGTGTCTGTCCCGTTGTGGTAGAGGATCGCTGTTGACCTGGCCATCTGGCAAATCTGGATGATCGTCTCCATGTCCGAATGGTTGTAGGTCACGTTGTTCGGATTGGCCACATGGATCTCGTAGGTAAATAACCCGGCGGTATTGCTGAACCCTGCTTCAGACCAGGCGCTGTCTGCCCACCGGAAAGCCCCCGGGCCGTACTCAAAGATGGTCGGATTCGCCCCAGTAAACGTTGCCACTGCCGCCGTGATGCCCGGGACAGTTGGCCCGTTCGAATACAACGGCAATAGAGATAAAATCCGCTGCCGGAAGGTATTATCGCTCTCACCGAGTCTCCTGGTCAGGCCCCAGTCCTTGCCGCCGCTATCTAGACTGGAATTGGTAGCCGTAGTGATAGAGAATTGCTGCGCCAACCCGATCTGCACAGGGTCGTACTGATCGATGGATGCCCCGATAGCCCCCAGAATGGCGCTGTAGACCTGAGCATTCACGCTATGGCTGTTGGGGTAGAGGCTTTTCAACACATTGGCGTATCCCACCAAACCGCCTCCTATACTGTATTCACGGTGATCGTCCCAGCCTGTGGTAACTGACTGCTGGTCACCGCCGTATCGGTAAATATCGGTGTCGTAGCGTTCACGTTGACCACACCGGGTACACTTGCCGCCGCTTGGCACAGCTGAAAGCCGTAGACGTAGCCCATCGGCTGAGCGCCCACGCCCAGATTATTGATATAACTCGCTACCGCCGCTTGGACAGCCGCCTTGGTTGCTACCGGATCATACCTCGCCAACACGTGAATGGTCAGGGTAGCGTTTATGGTCAGTATCGTCGGGACCTGTTCCAGCGCATCGTCAGTGCATGGTCGCCCGGCATTGATCGCCGCTTGGACCGCAGATTGTAGCTGTGATGAAGGGATGGTATTCCCAGGGCCGACAAAGAACACGTCCACCGTGCCGGCTCCCCGGTTCTGCGGAACAGGTATCGCAGAGGAGACACCTACTACGTCCAGCACCGTCTGCTGGTACCAACCGATGGTGCCTGTAGCTAAAGCCATGAACGATGCCAGCGCCCTCGCCCGCAGTGCATCATCTGATTCTGCATCAATGCCGTTGACGATGCTGACCGTCAAGACGACTGTATCAATACCAGGAACTGCCGAGCTGATCAGGAGTTGGGTGTCGGCTGCTACGTTGCCGCTAGACCCCGCTATCTGGCAGGCCGCTATGTCGCCGACCGACGTCTGCCCCGCCGGTAGACTGCAATCCTGCGTTGTGGAAAAGGTGATCACATCGCCGCCGCTACCCGGCACGGTTGATATGAGCGTTCCCGCTGGGATGTCCGTAGCCGTATATGCCGACGCGTTCTTACCGAAAGTGAACGTTCCGGTGGCTGCCAGGGCTGGCTTCCGCGGGATCCCGTAGTCACCCGCCTTGTAGTCGAGGTCGGTCCCGACCGCCGTTGATAGGTAGGCCGCTTGCTGAGCCACCCAGACCGCATAGCTCACCATATCGACCGCCGTGGAGACGCTTGCTAAAAGCGTATAAACTATACTGCCTGGCGTGAAATCTGTTATCTTGGGAACATTGTCCGGCGGCCAGTTTGTCGGAGTTTGCAGAAAGGTGATCATGCTGGCTAAGATCGTCGATTGCTGGCTGACGTATCCTGGATAATTGACTGGCATTGATATCACCTCCTCAATAAAACAACCCCCATCTAAGTGATGGAGGTCATATTTCTTCTAATTGCTTTTGTTATTTCTTTCCTAGCTGTTCTAAGGCATATTGCAGGAGAAAAATGATTGCCTGCGTTCGTGTCTGAAAGCCTCTTTGTTCTTTAACCTTGTCGATTCTTTCAAGCAGTTCCAGCGGATAGCGCATATTCAAAACTTGGCTTGCCACCTTAATACCCCCTTGTGCATCTAGTTGATATACGCTATAATAGAGTATATCAAAATAATACACCAAGAAAAAGGGGCTGTCAATATGAGCAAAAAATTGGACTTGGTAGGAAACACTTATGGCAGATTGCTTGTTGTAGAACGAGATGAAGCAAAAGTTGGCAAACATAGTTATTTTATTTGCCAGTGTTCATGCGGAAATGTGGTGCCCGTCCGAGGCACCCAGCTTGTACAGGAGATAACAAAATCCTGCGGTTGTTTAAAAAACGCTCCTAAACACGGGATGCGCGGAACAAAGACATACAGAAAATGGGACCACATGAAAAGTCGATGCAACAGCCTAAAAAATAGTCATTATAAATATTACGGAGAACGAGGTATAACCTATGATCCTAAATGGGAAACCTTTGAAGGTTTCTTTGAAGATATGGGCGAGTGCCCCCCAAACCTAACCATTGAGAGAAAGAATGTCAACGGTAATTACTGCAAAGAAAATTGTGAATGGGCAGACGATAAAACACAAGCAAATAATAAAACAAATAACCGTTTTCTGACTTACAACGGCAAGCGCCAGACAATTGCGCAATGGGCAGATGAAATAGGAATAGCCCGGAGCGCTATATGGCAAAGAATCTTCAGAGGAAAATGGCCTATTGAAAAAGCATTGACAATCCCCTCCGGAAAATGCTACAGATAACCCATATAACTAAGAACTCCCTCCCCCTACACTGGCGCTGCCGGATGACGTAACCCCGGTCGCGTCAACAACTGTCAATTGCACGGTGATTGAACCGCTATCAAAGCTGAGTTGCAGATTGGTGATGGCCACTACCCGGGGGTCCAGAAGCACGTTTTTCTTGATCTCTTGCTCTATCTGGATCTGTAGATCATCGGTAACTGGTTCATCCACAAAATTGCCCAGCAACGTGCCATAGCCGTTCTGCCAGTTGTAGGTGCCCAAGACAGTGATCAAACGCAGGTTTATAGCCTGCCACACATTGTCGCTGGGCGCCGCATCGCCAATCAGGGACAGATCACCGCCCTGGCCGTAGCCGAGATCGCCGCTGTTGAGAGCTATGTCCACACCGATTGCCGGGTCTGCTGCCGTGATAATCACCTCCAAAGCGAAAACCGCCCGGAGGCGGTTATTTTGCGTGAAATAATTCAACCGCTAAAAACTTTCGAAGACCCTCCAACAATCGTCCCGGTCACATTCACCGTTCCGCCCTGAGGGTCGCTCCCGGAAGCCGTCACTGCATCTCCCACCCTTGCTATCGCAGCTCCACCCCCGGCCAGCTTGAGCACCGTATCGACACTGAGTTCCACTGACCCATCAGACCTGAACCACAACTTGCTGCCACTCTTATGTTGAAACAAAGCATCCCCTGGCTGCAATCCCGCTGGTGGCGGGTCGGTAGCGTTGAAATTGCAAAGGATGATTTTGCCAGCATTGATGTCGCCCATCTCAAACAAAACTGTGACCTCTGTGCCTGGCTGGTCGATTGTGCCCTGATCAGGCAGCGCCACGAATCCGAACCCCGGGCCGGCGTAGATGGTGCCGATGGGCAGCCACCCGGTTTCGATCCCCAGGGCGCCGATCATCACCTTGGCCATGTAGGTAAGAGGGTCAATCGATGTCACCGTACCGGATGCTGCAACCATCAGTTGGTTGGCCTGCTCGGCGCCCAGGGATTTCAGCATCTCCACCAGGTCCTTGCCGACGTATTGATCCGCGCCCGCCATTAACCGCTCACCCCCGACAAGTCGCTGGGATTAAACTGGTTGCAGAAGCTTGCCTGGCATTGGTAACCTGCGCTAATGTCCATGCTGTGGGTAACCTTGGTCAGGTAGTAAGGCAGGCTCAAACCCTTGCCGACGCCGTGAAGTTCGATCTGGCGGTCAATGGCTAGGTCAGGGTTGCCAGCTACGGTCATTGCTCCGATCAGTTGCGACTGGGATAGCTGCGCCGCGATTGACCGCGCCTGCTTCTGGGCCTGGTCACGAGTCAGCCCCGGGATGGTATAGTTCTCGATGTATTTCTGCCTGACACCGCCACCGCCAAAGATTTTCTGGGAAAACTGGGTGTGGCTATTGACCGTTTCCTTGATCTTGTGCTTGCCATTGCGGTCGTAGCTGTAGACGTTGACCACGATGTCCTTGGCGCAGTGCGGACCGCGCTCGATCTCCAGGGTGGTAATGTCGTAGCCCCAGGTATAGACGAGCGGCGTCTGGTCCGTATAGCCGGTGACCACGGAATAGGGGCCAAAATAGAGAGTGCTGCCCTTGACCCGGCAGATGAAATTCTCCTGCTGAGCCAGGAACAGCAACAAGTCCCATTCGGTGGTATCTCCGGCGCCCATGATCGAGCTGTTCTGGTTGTAGTACACGCCGGCCAGGGTAGTCGTAGGCGTGACCACCGGCGTCAGGCCGTGCTCAGTTGCAAACGTGGTGGCGATGCTGCTGGCTGTCTGGTTGGGCAGTTTGTCGTTGATCTTCTCGTCAATCAGCTGTCCAACCTGGTTGCGCCCGGTCAGGGTAATTCGCTCCCCCTGAGCGTCAAGATCCCATTTTGCATCGTCCATCCAACCATCCATGATCAACGTCAGGTCGTCCTTGGTAAAATTCCGGTTTTGGGGGTAGCCGGTATAAACCTGCACCGGGATCTGGTCCTGGGTCAGCAAAGTAGTGCTGAAATCCGGACCGTTCGCCTCAATCTGGTCGTTGCCCTGGGTATCCCGGATAAAAAACGGCAGCTCGATTGTAAAAGTATCGGCTGCCGAGAAGGCGTTCTGGTCTGCTGAGAAGGTGGTGAAAATGACCGGCTGATCGTTGACCACCACTAGACCACGGGGCTTGTGCGTGGCATTGCGCCTACTGATCTTGGGTGTAGTTTTGAGCATGAGATCCCCCCCCTAAGGGATAGTGATCACCCGACCGATCTGCAAAGTGGTCGGGTCCTTGATGTTGTTGGCCGTGGCGATCTTCGGCCATTGCGTACCGTCGTGGTAGTAGGTGACTGCCAGCGCCGGGAGGGTGTCACCACTGACGACAGTGTGGGTTTTCTGTGCCTGAACAGGCAGTTGTTCACTCGCCAGAGATGTCGTCAGGGGCGCGGCTGTCGATACTGCGCTGCTGCTTGCTGAAGCCGTCTGTGTGCCGTTGACTGAGGCGCCATAGCCGTATGAGTTGACCGGCTCCAGTTCAATGTCGTAGGGGATGTAGTAATCATGCTGGTAGTGGTATGTAAATTTACTGACGACTACCATCATAGAAACGCTGTCCCTGGTCAGCATGACCGGGTTAGCGGCAATTCGCAAAGCATCTACTGATTGCGCCCGAGTCAGGGCGCCCACAAACATAAACTGAGCGCTCCAGGAGATGGCATCGTCGAACGCTCCCAGGGGCTGGATATCCTTGCCGCCGCCGGGGAACTTGCGGACCGCCAGAGTCTGCTCGCCGCCGAAAACGATATCCTCTGGCAGTTCGTCCACTGTGAATTGTATGGTGTCAAGCTGCAAGACTGGCATGATGGTCCCTCCTTACCAGGCGGGTTGCGGTTTCAGCGACCGGCTGCGCCTATCAACCTTTATCGTAGCCCCAAGCTCCCGTTTTATTGACTTGGCTATGGCTGCCGGAGATTGATTGGGCGTCGGATAGATATTGATGTTCACGCCGCCCATGTTCACGCCGCCCAACAAACCCTCTGTGGTGGCGTTGTTGATCACTCGGCTGCCAGGAGAGAGGTTGACCAGTTCGGGGCCTTGTTCGCCCACTTCTGACCAACCACCAGGGGCGGAGTTGGTGCCGGAGGCGAAGGCGTATCTTGCGCCTGCGCCGCCCGGAAGCGGGCTGAGGGTACTCTTGACTGCAGTGGTAACCTGTTGCTGAGCAGCTGCTCCGAGTCCTGCATTTTTCCCTGCATTCGCTGCAGATACAGAAGCAGGTGGGCCAACCGCCGGCGTCTTGTTCCACTTATTCAGCCAGTTCCAGGCGTCCTCAATCGCCTTACAGACATCTTGCCAATGAGTAATCAGCAAAACGAGGGCAGCGCCAAGTGCCACAATACCAAGTATCACCCATACCATCGGGTCAGCGTCACAGGCAAGGGTCCATAGCCACTGAACTGCCGTAGCGATCTTAGTCGAATCTGCCAGCGTCTTGAATGCTCCGCCGATCATCTGCAACCCCGTCACGATGTATCCGGATGTTTTGATCCAGCCCAGGAGACCGATGAATACCATCAACGGGCCCACAGTCAGGGCTATTACCGCGCCCCACTTCACGAAATCGGCAATCAGATTCATTATCGCAGGGTGCGCCTGCATGAACAGTAGCAGGCTACCAAGTAATTTGTTAACGTTTGTAACCAGAGGCAATAAACTATTCATGGCCGAAAAGCCAAAGCTTGTCCATATGTCCTGCAGGGTGGTGGTCAACTGCTTCGTCTGACCCGCCCAGGTCGCATTAAAGGCAACCTGCTGCGCATTGACCGGAGCTG